ACAATCAATTTGATTGCTTCCTTCAGTGCGTCCCGTACCACTTGTGGCGTAGAACTGCGAGTGGTTTCGATACCCATGATTTTCATCTTGGGTTTGGCATAACGAACACCTTCGGAGTCATGTACATTGAGAACGTACCTCTTCTTCGCAGTCCAGATACCCTTGTCGGCAATACACTCTCGGTCCATTACCATCTTGTTGTCGTATGCGTTCATAACTTTAGCAAGTTCATCATACTGCTTCTTCATGAATGGCAAAAGAATGTCCTGAGATGCTTTGTCGAGGAAGTCTACGATTTCAGTCTTCGACTTGTCTCCACATACTTTGTCAACAAGTTTGCCGAGGCGAATATACACACTGTCCGTGTCGCTTGCGATAACGTAATCGTAGTCCTCTGTTCCGATTGTCTTGTTCAGGAATTCGTTTACCTTGTCGGCAATCCAACGAATACTCAACTGACCAGAAAGCGTAATTGCTTCTGCCATGTCAACATCATAGTATCGGAACCACTCGTTACCAATCGCACCATAAGCGGAGTTCAATTGAATCTTACGAACCATCTGGAAGTTGTTGTATTTTGCAATGTCCTTCGTAAGTTTGGCGTGCAACGCTCCCCGTCCAACTGTCGGCATATTCATCTTGGGAATTTCCTCAAGTTGCTTCTGACATTCAATCATCTTCTTCTTGTACATCTTACGTTCTTTGTACATCCTCTCCATGAGAGACGGCAGGAATCCCTGAAACTTTTTGGTGTATCGTGTGCCGTTAGCGGCAACGGAATACTGTCCTGTTTCGGGAGTGTTACCACGAAGAATCTGGTTAGGCGTTACCCTGTAGTCTTTCTCTTCACTGACTTTGGTTTCTGGACTGATGTTGTACTGCATAATCAAGTGAGGATACAGACTGTTCAAGTCGAATGAAACAACCCAGTCATGCATACCAACAATCGGGTCTTTCACATACGCACCGGCATACTGAGAGTCCTTGTTGCCTGGTTTCTTGGGAGGAATCACAATGTTGTGTTCTGCCAAGTAGTGGTAGATGATTGAGTCCCAAGTACGAACTTGTCCGAACACATCCTTGAAGTTTACCTTCGCAGAATATGCCAACGCACACGCAAGTTCCAGAAGTTTCATCTTCTCTTCGAGACGGAAAACCAAGTCAACATCCTTGACGTTGTATTCCATAAACTTCTGGAAGTCGTTCTTATAGAACTCTGCCATGCTGTCGAACTCTTCGTAGGAAAGTTTCTTCTCACCCAACTCGACGAATGCAATGTGGTCTAGACGATACGATTCCTGATTGACATATGTAAACGTCTTGTACAGGTCAAAGTAATCGAGAGTAGACACACCATAGATTTCAAATGTGGTGTGTTCCCTGTTCATCTTCTGGATTGTTTTTGCACGAATCTTTCTCCACGGCGAAAGTTTGTTCGCATAGTTACGTGGCAGAACATGATTCATTCGACTGACGAGATATGGGATATCAAAGAACTTGATGTTCCACCCCGTGAAGATATCAGGTTTCTCTCGTTCAACATACTCCAAGAACGAATACAGAAGTTCTTCCTCTGTCTCGAATTTGTGACATGTTAGATTCGATTCCTTGATATCATAATCACCAAGACCGAAGGCAGTAACCTCATCACCTATACGGGAAGTGATGGCGATTACTTGCTCTTCGGGATTGTCTACATCGGGGAATCCGCCGTCGCAAGTTGTCTCGATGTCAAAGTACATGACCTTGACTTGGGAAAAATCATAATCAACTTCTCCCTTGTAGTTTTCGCCGATGAACGGATAAATGTAATCCGTATTCCCGTATACACGAAAACCTTCTACTTGCTTGTAACGGTCGATGAACTCTCGACAATCTTTGATTGACCCCGGCTGAAATGGTTCAAGATAAACGCCATCCAGTCCACGATGCTCCGTCTTGGTGGTTGCGGGAACATAAAGAGTTGGTCGGTAGTCAACCTTTTCCAAGAAGACTTCCCCATCCCTGTATCCTCGATGATACAGGGTGTTACCAATCATATCCACGCTTGTGTAGAATTCTGTCATTTAGAATCAGATTCTTTGCTAGATACAAACCCACTGAACAATACCATGTAGTTGATGATATCAAGAACTGCGTCGTTGTAACTTTCATTCTCCACTTTTAGTTTACCCGCTTCTACGAATGTAGAGAGGCGAGACACTTTATCGATTACACGAACAAGAAACCCCTGCTCGGTCGTACATACGCCCATTGCTTCTGTACGTTCAAAATTTGCAAAGGGACTGTCTCCCTTTTCCCCGGCGTAATCGTGATTCTTTGCCTTCATGATGTCTTTCGCCTGCTTTGTAAGCGAATCATGATGTTTTAGTAGTTGCTCACGGTTCATTATATTCTCCTAGTTGCCCGTACTTCCAAAACCACCGACACGCTCGGTCTTTTGTTCAGGCATAATTTCAGTTTCACTCATCTCATAAGTCTCATTCTTTACCAGTTCACCCTGTGCAATCTTATCTCCGTGCCAGATTCGTACTGTATCGGCGCTTGCGTTGTAAACCATCACAAAGGTTTGGTGGTAGTAGTCTGCGTCAATTATACCTTCTCCGTTAGGCATTGTCAAACCTTTTTTCAGGGAAATACCAGAACGCATGTGTAAACGAACAGAATGTTCTTCGGGAATGTCAAAGATGAGACCAGTAGGAATCAAGGCCCTTTCACCTGGCGCCAAGTCAATCCCACAACAGAAACGCATCTCTCGGGCCCAACACTTGCATTCTCTTTCTTCTTTCTTGTTGTCCATTGTATAGACAACAATTCTTGGCGATTCTTCTCCTGCAATAATTGAATTGCCAGGCACAAGATAAGCACACAAGTCAAAACAAGCAGAATCACTTGTTGCGAACTTCGGACTTGGAACGTCCTCGTTTAGTTTGTAGTATTTTAGAAACATGACATACCTCCATAATTATGTACCAAATGCCGGCACATAGCATAGTAAAAACACACATATAAAATCCTTAGTTAAACAGTGGGGATGTTTGAATAAAGCAACTTAGCAAACCAAGTTGCCCCATCATCAACTGTCATAAATTCAACAATATCTATCTTTCCCGTACCCGAAAAGGTTGGTTCAGAACCACCATCCCACTTAATATTACCTACCACGTTACCTGCCGTGAACTGGATGCTGGGGCTGTTGAAGTTTTCAAGAATCACTCGGAAAGTTGTTGCGTTTCCAAATGGAGCGGAATTGTCCATGAAAGTATTATCACCAGTCCAGTCAAGATTAAGTGTAATTGGAAGAATGACCCCACCCGGCATCTTTGCTTTATACACACCGTAGACGGCCGGAAGCACGGTATAGACTGTCCCACCAGTTAACGTGCCGGCATCATAAAAGGTTGTTCGTAGTTGACCTTTACTACCAAGTGCGGTAAATTTCGGTCCGTCTTCAATGTCTGCATAAGCACCCACATCTTTTAGGGCCATACTACCCAATCCAAGATTAGTCCTTGCGTTTTTTTGATTGGTAATATCTGCAAGGTTATTAGAAATCATCAACGCACCAGTAGTATCCACTTGACCAATCACAACTCTGGTTTCGGTCTGAGGTTGTACCTTAACCGTAACATTGTTTGAACTATTCAAAACAACTCTATTTGGTTGATTGTTTGTTACTACTACTCGGTTGCTCATACGGTGACTTCGCCTTCTACGTCAAATGTTCCTTTGAGAATCTTTGTTACCTCGTCCGTTCCATCTGTCCTGTAGAGTTCAATGTCATAGAAATATCTCTTTGGTGCAATGTCATCCATCGTTGTTGATGGAATCTTAATGTTAATCTTGCCATCTGTCGCGGCAGTAAAATAAATCACACCACCGCCCAGTCCATCAGTATCAATGTCTGGAACTGTAGTAACGGTTGGTGTGCTGTTTGTGGTGATGTGTAGAACGGGGGTTCTTGTGCCTACCTGATTGGCCGACTTCCGAATCTGCATCCTAACGGCGTAAATATATCCATCAGTAGTGTCAAACTCAAAACCAGTGTTGTCACTGTTCTGGTATGTCAACTCTAGATTGAAAGTAGAACCTTTTTCCGCTACAATGTCGTATCGTCCGGCACTCATGAATTACCCTTTCTATTCTTGCCCATATGGTATTTAGGACACAATTCCCATTCGTCTTTCTCTTTGTGTGGTAAAATCTTAATTTGTTTTAGTGATACTACTGGTTCTTCAATCTGCTTTGGGTCTACCAGTTTTATCAAGTTCCATTCTTCTAGCAAAGAACAAATTGTGTTTCTTCTGCCAATGTCGTTATCTGTAATGTCTGTTGGTAGATTATCAAGTGCAAACATTTCTTTGAAATGTACAATGTAGTATTTACCACGCTTGTGTAGAATGTGACACGATTGATATAACTTCTTGTCTTTGTTTGACGAAATTCCAATTCTTGTCAATGTTTCTTTTATCTTCAAGAAGTCATCTGGCGCAGGTAATTTAACCTCTACCAAATGCTCCAACTCTATTCCGTTTCGTTCCATAACTTCTCTCCATCTTATACTGAATGGCATACTTCGCCACAGTATGTATAAAAATGAAGAGTGCTATTTCCGTACTCCGCCAGTATCCGATTTCTTTTTCATCTCTTCGATACATTCTGGTGGCAGAAGGTCTAAAATCTCCTCTGCACGTTTAGCAGAATAAGGAAAGAACTTCTGAACCAATTCAATGTTCTCATCTTTGTTCTTCTTCATCCACGGAGAAAATCTCTTACGCTTCCGAATAGAAGAATGGAGATAATCAAACTGCATCTTCTTGTCGAGATGGTGCTTTGCATTCATCTCATTGACTTGCAAAATCGTATCAGGAAAATACGACAGACACTTGTTCACGATGAACGGTGCGTATTTGTTTTCTGCAAGAGGGTCTTCCATAGGATTACCCTTTTTGAAGTTGATTGCATTCAACCAATCTGTAAGTTTCATCTAAACCACTCCATCAGTTCTTTGATTGGCACAAGCACGCCACGGGAAGTATCACTGTCCCCTCCCTTGACTTTGTTGTGCTTGTGTTCCAATACGATTCTCTTCAAGTCCTTCACTTCCAGTGTGATATTAAAACAGAATACACCGTTACGATAAAAGTTAACGGTCCAGTATTTGGCCTGTGTGGTACAAATACCACTTGGTTTTCCTCTGGATTCTGTTTCAACGAAGTGGTTGCCCGTATTCGCCCATATGTCACGTTCAGACTTCACTTCCGTGGTGTCGCCAGTTACAATCTCGGCAACAGTCTGTTCGCCCATCTGTCCAAACTCTAAGTCATGTCGAAAATCGTTGTTGTACTTCACTTGAACTCACACTCCACCATAAGTGAAACGAGACATGCCGTAAGATTGATTTCTTGGTCGGCAACAAACGCAGACTTGTACTGATACTCACCTAGTGTGAGAATCGCGGCAGGAATGGTTTGTGGTTCAAGGAAGTCATACAAGGAATCGTACAACTTACGAAAGATTGCAGTCTGGTCGTTATCGATATTATCGAACGCCCACTTGCGAACTTGAGTAAAGTCTTTGCTCTTCATGGAAGTCATCAACTGCTCAAGATTCAAGTCACCAATTTCACTGAGAACGCCGACATCGATGCATCCTGCAACGGAGTACCGCTGTAGTTCATTGATTACTCGGCGGAAGTCAGGAACGTACTTGACAATAAGTTTCGCAAGAACCTTCTCGTCGTAAGACACATTCTCTTCTTCGAGAATGTGCTTGGCACGATTCATAAAATCTGCGCCCATCTTCATCTTGTCCTTCTTGGTAAAGGTGAAGTTGATGTTAGTACATCGTGAGTGCAGTGGTTCAATGATACGATTCTTGAAGTTGCAAGTCAGCACAAACCGGCAGTTCTTCGAGAACTCTTCGATGAATCCACGAAGTGCCGGTTGTGTTGACTGTGCATTGGAATAGTCAAACTCATCGAGAATAACTACCTTCTTGCCACCCTGCATGGACACGGTGCTGGCAAAGTTGCGAATCTTGGTACGGAGTGTGTCGATGTTTCCATCTTCTGAACAGTTAATCATAATCCATTCAGAATCCAACTCC